TATGAGGCCGGCCGCAACAGCTCTCGGGCTCCGGTGGACGGTATCGGGTTCGTCACCGGTGGGGGCATTGTTGCCCTGGACTGGGACGAGTGCTGTGACGAGGTGACGCGGGAGGTGAAGCCCGAGGTGGCCGCCATCCTGCGCCGGCTCAACACCTACGCCGAGTATTCCCCCAGCGGACGGGGCGTGAGAGCGTTCCTGCGCGGAAAGCTCCCCGGTGACAGCATCAACTCCCCTGCCATCGAGCTGTACGACGAACCGAACTACGTCACCGTGACAGGGTTCCGCGTCCCCGGCACCCCGGCCGAGGTGGCCGAGGGCGGCGCGTTGCTCGTGGAACTGTATGAGGCCGGCAAGGCCTCCCAGGAGGCCGCCAAGCAGGCCCGAAAAGCGGCCAGGGAAGCCAAGCGGGAGAAGAACCGACAACCTACGCCCCCTCGCCACGAACGCCCTCCTGAGAGCAACGGCAAGGCCTCAGCGGGGACGCTCTCGGACGAGGACATCGTGGCAATCGTGCGCCGCTCCGCGAACGCCAGCACGGTGGAGGCTCTCCTGGCCGGCCAGTGGGAGCAAGCGGGCTATGGGAGCCAGAGCGAGGCGGACATGGCCCTGGCCGACCACCTAGCGTTCTACGCCGGCCCTGGTGGCGAGGCGCAGGTGGAACGGCTCATGCTCAACAGCGGCCTGAAGCGCGACAAGTACGCCAAGGATATCTCTGGCCGCTCCTACCTCGCTCATACCGTTGCCAAGGCGTTTGAGGGCCGAGCGGACTTCTACAGCGGCAAAGCCTCCACCGGGAAGAAGAAGGCGGCGGCGGCCGAGGTGGTGCTTCCCAACGGGCTCCCCAGCACGGGGCCGGCCTGCCTGAATGACTCCAGCACCCTCACCGACGTGGGGCTCGCGCGCCGCCTGGTGCTGGAGGCCAACGGCACCCTGCGGTACGTCAAGGAATGGAAGTCCTGGCTGGCATGGGACGGCAAGCGGTGGGTGCAGGACGACGGGCTGGCGGCGCAGCACGTCGCCAAGCGGGTGGGTGACGAGTTGTGGCGTGAGGCGGCCGAGCTGCCGGCCGAGCGGCGCAATCAGGTGGCTACGTTCGTCAAGGCGGCCTCCTCCTCGCGTTCAATCGACGCGGCCGTGAAGCTCGCCAGGAGCGAGCCCGGCGTTGTGGTGGGGGCCGAGGAACTGAACCAGCACAACTACCTCCTGAACTGCCTGAACGGCACGGTGGACTTGCTCGCCGTGGAGCGGCGGCCGGCGGCCCCCGGTGACTTGCTCACGCACCTGGCGCAGGTGGAGTTTGACGAGAAGGCCTCGGCACCCACCTGGAAGAAGTTCGTGGCCGACGTGACCAACGGCAACGCCGAGCTGGCCGCGTTCCTCCAACGCTCCTGTGGCTACCTCCTGTGCGGTGACGTTTCCGAGCAGGTTTTGTGGCTGCACTACGGGGAGGGCCGCAACGGCAAGTCCACCTTGCTCACTGTCATGAGCGAGATTCTCGGCACCTACGCCGGCCCCGCGCCGCTCGATATGTTGCTCGTGAAGAACCGCAGCAAGGAGGCGGAAACCCAGTTCGCCCCCCTGGCCGGCCGGCGGCTCGTGACGGCAGTGGAGGCCGACAGTGGCGTGAGGTTCAGTGAGGCCACCGTGAAGCTCCTGACGGGTGGCGATACCGTCCTGGCGCGCCGCCTGTATGAGAGCCCCTGGCCCCTGCGGCCGACGTGGAAACTCCACGTTGCGGCGAATCACAAGCCACTGGTGCGGGGGACAGACGAGGGTATCTGGCGGCGGCTCATGCTCACGCCCTGGCTGCGCCGGTTTGAGGGAGCCACCGAGGACAAGCGGTTGAAGGACAAGCTCCTGGCCGAGCGTTCGGGCATCCTGAACTGGTGCCTCGTGGGTTTCTCCCTGTGGCGCGGCGGCGGCCTGAAGCCCCCGGATTGCGTCCTGGCGGCCACCAAGGAATACCGAGGGGAGAACGACATCCTCGGCACCTGGCTGGCTGAGTGCTGCCTGAAGAACGCCAACGCCGTCACCGAGGCCAACGCCCTGTACCGCTCCTACCGGCGGTGGTGTGAGGACTCAGGAGAACACCCCAAAACGGCCACCGCGTTCGGGCTGGATATGGAGCGGCTCGGCTTCACCAGCGAGCGGCCCTCGGCCGGCCAGTGGCGCAACAGGACGATTCGGCGCGGCCTGGGAATCCTTGACGAGCGACGTGAGGCTGAAGCATGAGCAACCCTGAGAAGATTCCTCCCGCGTTCGTGGCCGCCCTGGCCACGGGCCTGAGCGTGAAGGCGGCGGCCGAGGCCACCGGGCTGGCCGAGCGGACTGCATACCGCCGGTGGGCTCAACCTGAGGTTCGCCGCGAGGTGGCCGCGTTGCGGGCGGTGGTGCTTCAGGAGGCAATCGGCCGGCTCACCGCCGGCAGTATCCGCGCCGCCCAGGTGGTGCTTGAGCTGCTAGAGAGCGAGGACGAGAAGGTAAGGCTGGCAGCGGCCGGCCGGCTCACCGAACTCCACAAGAACCTCGTGGAGGCCGCCGGCAACGCCCTGGCCGAGGCCCGCCCTCCCAGCAAGCACGACGAGCAGCTCGCCACCCTATGCGGCGGCCCGTTCGCCGGTTTCATGCTGGAGCATGGGGCGGCCTGAGATACCCCCCCTCGGCACCCCGGTGCGCACAGTGCGCATAGTGCGCAGCGATTTTCGAGAACTCCTCCCGTGAGGAGCGCCATGATTTTTTTCTGGAAAATGAGTGAACACTGTGCGCACTGTGCGCACTCCCTCCCGGTGGTTTCTCTCCAGCACGGGGAAAACCGCAGTCTGCCTCGCGGGGGCTCCTGACGCGGCCTGGAGGGGCCGGCCGGCGCGGCTCAGGCCGGCACCACGAGCGAACCGAACTCTAGGGAAACTAGGGAAACTGGGAAGCCTGCCGGCCGCCTCGGCCGGTGGGCCTCCTGGCCCCTCCTGTACCCCCCCTCGGCCAAGGTTCTCCCGCGCCGCTCGGGCCTCGCCCCCCGCCGCCAGCACCCCGAAAAACACACTGACTTTCCTCCCCTGGTTCCGGCGTGACTCAAAACCCGAACCACTGGTTCCGGTTTTGTGACGCGCACTTTTTCGCCTCCGCAACGGTGGCGTTATGCGGAGGGTGACGGGGGCGCGGGTTTCTCCTTCAAGGTGCGGCCGGCCGGTGACGCTGAAGGCCGCGCCGCCCTGGCCGCCGAAGAAGTCTCTGGAGGTGGGCTATGGGGCTATTCGGAACCAGCAAGAAGGAACCCTCACCAGTGGACGATACCGCGCGACGAGAACGGCTGGCGGCCCTGACGGCCACCGCGAAGCGGGGGCTGGTGGCGTTTGCCGAGGTTGGCGTTGCCCTGGACGCTATCCGCGCCGAGGAACTCTGGCGGCTGGCGGCACCCACCTGGGAGGAATGGTGTTCCTCGGCCCTCGGGCTCACCGAGCGGCGCGTTGGCCAGTTGATTGAAGCCTCCCGCACCTGCAAGACGCTGGTGGAGTCCGGCCTGAGGGCTCCCACGAGCGAGCGAGCTGTGAGGGAGCTGGCCGGCCTGCCTCCCGAGAAGCAGGTTGAAGTCTGGCAGGAGGCCACCACCGAGGCCGGTGACAGCGAGCCCACTGCCGAGGTGGTTGCCAAGGCGGCGCGGAAGCGGCGGCCCCGCAAGGCCGGCCGCGTCAAGGTTGCGAAGCCCGTGAGCCTCCGCGTCCCCGGTGCTGCGGTGCGGGTGGTGCCACGCAAGAACGGCTGGACGGGGCTGGTGGCCGCGCTGGAACACGCTCTTGAGGTTGCTCGGCAACGCGAGCATGAAGGTGGTGAAGGCCACCTTGAGGCCGCCTGAGAGCCTCCCTCGGCCTCGCTCAAGGCTGAGTTTGCCCCCCGGCCCCTAGGTGCCGGCGGCAGAGTTTGGCAGTCCTCCCCCCCTCGGTGGACGCCAAGCAGGGGAGGGCGGCTCGTGCCTCTAGGGGCGCGTCTGACATAAACCAGCCCGTTCCGCTCCGCGCGTTTCGCCGCAGGTTTTCGCCAGGGGGGAGGCCGCCGAAAATCACCGGCCCCCGCGCCGCCCCAAACCCTAAGGTTCCGCCTCGCGCGCGGGGCCGCAAATAGGATTCGGTTTTTCTCCCGGCGAAAACTTTTCCCGCCGGCACTCAAACCACGTCACCAGCAGCTCGGCCGCGCCGCACCGGAATAGCGGGGCGTTTTCGCCGGCGCGACGGGGTGGGCCTGGCCGGAAACCTGCCGGCCGGCTCCATACCCCAGGGCTCCTCTGCGCGAATCTCTGGCGGGTTTTGCCACCGCGTCCCATGCTCGGCCGCAGGGGAGGGGGGCCGGGGGCTGGGAGCGGCGCGGCCCTCAAGACCGCGAGCAAGGCCCGCGCCCGAGTGCCAGGGTTTGGGAAAACGCCCCCCCCGGTGGCCGCCAGGTGCCGAGAACAGGTGCGTTCAATCACCCTTGACGGACGTTGAGAATGATTGTACGATGACAGCACGACAAAAGAACCACCCAGAACAGGAGCAAGAACATGGCCGCCCCCGCGAAGAAGTCCCTCGTGGCATACCTCCGCGTTTCCACCGCCAAGCAGGGCCGCTCGGGCCTCGGGCTGGAGGCTCAACGCGAGGCGGTGGCGCAGTACGCCAAGCGTGAGGGGCTCCGCGTTGTGGCCGAGTACGTTGAGGTTGAGAGCGGCAAGAAGGCCTCCCGGCCGCAGCTCGCCACCGCGTTGAACCACTGCCGCGCCGCCAAGGCCACGCTGGTGGTGGCCAAGCTCGACAGGCTCGCCCGCAACGTCGCGTTCCTGTCGGCCCTCATGGAGGCCGGCCTGGAGTTCGTGGCCCTGGACAATCCTCACGCCACGCCCTTCACCCTGCACGTCCTGGCGGCGGTGGCCGAGCAAGAAGCCCGCGCCACCAGCGAACGCACCAAGGTTGCCCTGGCCGCCGCCAAGCGGCGCGGAGTCCTTCTCGGCTCGGCCCGCCCTGACCACTGGAGGGGGCGTGAAGCGAAGCGGCTGGCCGGCTCCCGCGTTGGCGTTCGCCGCGCCGCCGAGTCCCGCACTCAGGCCGCCAAGCAGCACAACGCCCTGGCGGTGGCCGAGGCTCTCAGGCTCAGGAGGAACGGGCTCTCCTGGCTGGAGGTGGCCGCCGAGTTGAACGCTCGCGGGCTGGTGACGCGGCGCGGCGGCCACTGGAGCAAGAGCAGTATCTTCACCGCCGTGAAGGCCGCGGCCGGCTGCATGGCCGTTGCCGACGCCACCGCCGACGTTCTGGCCGGCCTGGGGGGTTCGCTCGCCAGCACCTTCACCAGCATGGCCACCGCCGTGGAGGCGGCCCTGGCATGACGCTAGAGAACCGCTCCACCGCCGCCCCCGGTGGGAGTCTTTTACTCCCTGGAACCTTCACGGCTCCGCACCCCCTACGGTACATTGAATGTTGACGGTAATAAGAACCTTGACTCAGCAAGCGAACTCGCTCTGCTAGTCAAAAAGAAACGCCTCGCTCTCCCGGCCAAGGAAAAAGCGAGGCGGTTCTAGTTCGGTACGGAAACCTGAACCACGAGGTTGCCAGTGGACGGCAACAGTGCGGCTCCGCACGTTTGTATTGGTACGCACTCGCGCCGGTGCCTGTCAACGGCTCGGTTCGGGGGGGCGTTTCTGTCGGCCTCGGCACTCTGGCCAGGCCTGTTTTCCCAGGAGGAACCAGCATGGTTCTGAGTGAAGTGTTAGCCACGCTCCGCGCCGAGGGGCTGCCAGCAGCGGCCCACCGAATCCACTACGCCGTTCAGGCCGGCTACCTGCCGCGTCCCGAGCGTGACGGCAGTGGCCGTTTCCGGTTCAGTGCCTCCGACGTGAAGGCCTGCCGCTCCTACCTCAAGAACCTCCCGCGTCCCGGCCGCAAGAAGGCCACCGTGAAGCAGGGTTGAAACGCCAGGAGAACCGAGCATGGTTCTGACAGTTGAGGCCGGCCGCACCGCCATCGTGCCGGTGGAGCCCGAGAACGTTCCCGAGTGCCTGAAGCAGCTGGAGCGGTGGTGCGTATGGAAAGCCACCGAGGAGGACGGGGAACTCACCAAGAAGCCCATGCAGGCCTCGTGGCCTACTCGCGGTTTCAGCAAGACAACGCCCAGCCAGTACCGCTCGTTCGCCACTGCGGTGAAAGCGTATGAGGCCGGCCGCAACAGCTCTCGGGCTCCGGTGGACGGTATCGGGTTCGTCACCGGTGGGGGCATTGTTGCCCTGGACTGGGACGAGTGCTGTGACGAGGTGACGCGGGAGGTGAAGCCCGAGG